ATGTTGTAGGAAACGCCGTCAACAAACACAGGCCCTGTCCCAGACCATCCGGCCTGTGTGCTCGGGTCTTCAAACGACGGGGGGATATCTGCGGTATCAAGAGCATATCCCACCCCGTCGACGTACAGAGATTTCCCAGCTAGGGCTGAAACGGCATCGCCATCGAATGCCAGAAGAGTAGCAGTCCCACCGAAGAAGCCAGATCCGAGAAGATCAAGGACGAACCCAGATAGCGGTTCAGAACTGATAGACCCATACGGACCACCAGAAACTGCTGTAGCGTATCCAGCAACAGGCGATCCGGGCGTCCCAGCAATCATAGTGATCCCACTGCTGGTTATAGAAATAAAGCCAAAACCAAAATTCATGCCAGTGCTCCTAGGATAAACCAAGTGTCAGTGTCATCTTTGAAAAGAGTATTACCTGTATACTGATCACCAAGAGTAATACTAGCAGTACCACCATTCAAAGTAACACCCGGTCCGGGATCAAGAGTGACTACACCTGCACCTTTAGAGACAGTATCAATCTGAGTATTTGTAGGAAATGCTACAGAAGAGTTTGGAGGAATAGTCACTGTGATAGCAGATGCATTACTGAAAGTAAGAACTTTTTGAGCATCGGATAGTACTAGAGTATATGTAGTACCAGTTTGTGCGTTCTTTAATCTGGGAACTCCGTTGTCTACATAAGCCTTCACACTCTGTTGAGTAGGAACCTTGGTAGCACTATTAGTTGCCATATTATCTTCATCGATAGTATCTAGAAGTGATCCAAATGGGATCTTAGGGCCATTACCAGAAGTACCATCGTGAGTGTGGCCCGAAGTCCCAAATGCAGTTTCAATAGCATCAAATTCAGTATTAAGAGGACCGGCATCGATATCTTCACCCGGTTGAATAGATGCTTCACTTTGGCGAGTATATCCAGCCATTTATTTCTCCTTTATTATAATTAACGTCTATCCTCGGGAGTAAATTCGATTACAAAACCTTGAATACTGTGGCTAGGATCTTGTCCAATTGTAACGAAGGAGTGTCTGATAGAAAATCCTGAACCTTCGATATTTGTTTTGATGACTGGACTATTCGATCCACTATAGACAATACCGGTAGTATCATATACCACACCACTGTCATAAATAGAGGGTGTTCCGAAACCATTATTCAGTACGTAGTCATTAGGAACTAGAACTCTGTAGTCTTTCCAGTCTAGTTGAGTACCAACAGACATGCTAAATTCACCCTCAGCTTTCACGAAGATGTTTAGAGTTCTGTAAGTCTTCCTAATTTCAGTGTCACCTTGGTCTAAGTACGGAGGCGAATAGATACTAGTAATATTTTCGTTATTGAAAGAAGTACCACTCTCTTGCCTATACACACCACCATTGTAATCACCATGGACAATCAACTCATTTCCACTCACGAACTCACTGGTAGCACAAGAACAAGAGATCCCTTTGAGCTGACCCCACTCCCACTTAACTCCAGAAGTACTGGAGTCAGATAGTCTGAGACCACCAATAACTCCATAGGCAGAGTTGGCAATTGCATTTTCACCATAAAAGAATCTAATCTGAGACTTCTTTCGAACTGTCAATCCAATAAAATTATCTAGGTCTTCGTTTTCGATAATGTTGTTGACAAGTAGTTGAATTGGCCTACTGATAGATTCAATTTCAATATCACCAATTCTTGCAGTACCAGCGACAGGTCTAAACCCATCCGGAGCAAGAAAAACAAGATCGCCTGAAACTTCAACAACAGAGTCAGCAGCAATACATCCGATATTAGTAGTCACATCGTCAATAGTGAAATCACCGGATGCTGAATCGACTTCAATTTTCTTGATAGCATTTCTACCAAATACAAAGTTACTGGTTCTGAATGGTTTAATTTGTACTACATCAAACCCAGCCTGAATTTGTCCTGCACCACTAGCAGCCAGAAAGTCATATGCAGCCAAGGGTGCCGAGTGACAAATAATAGACTTAAATCCAATATCTCTACCTAAGAATAAATGATTCTCAAATACTGATACGATGGAGGGTTGTTCAATAACTTGAGCACCACCTGCATTATCAAAGTCAAGACCAGTAGCAGTCGGGTCAATATTAATCCAGCTAGTGCCATCAAACAATGTTGCATTATTAATGCCATCGACAAGGCAGATCTGATTCCCGTCACCAAAATTAAACTTGGCGTGTCTGATTCTTAGGACTTCATTTACACCATCATCAAACAAGAGAGTTAGTCCAGTAGTCTGAGCTACCCAACCAACACCTGCTAGATGCTTATACCATTTGTATTCATTACCTACGATTTGCTTTCTTGCAACAAAAATTTGTGCTGAACCTGAAGCACTCTCAAAAATGAAAGTTCCTAAGATTCTCCCTTCTGCATTCTCGTCATCTACAATTTCATAGTCTGAGTCATAAGGAGAGAATCCAGAAATCCTTCTGTATCCGCCAGATAGTGACACTTCATAATTGACCAATTTAGTTGCACTTCCGGGAAGTTTGTCACTAAGAAGTAGATTGTTGTCATTAGTATAAAGTCCATTTTCGCAAATGACTCTTTGACTTTGGATTTTATCCGGCATCTATGTATCCACTCCTACGATGTCTCGTACTTGTATTCACTCTTCCTTCGTACATCTTGAATTCCTTGTTAATTAGAATTCCTCTCATACGACTAAGAATCTGCATTGCGTCACTTCTTGTGAGCGCTGCAAGCTCTGCATTAGATTTAAATTCATGTAAGTACGGAGTAGCAATAGCGATAATAACATTGTCCCACTGAGAAGGAATAATCACTTCGTCTGTAGGTGCAGTCAACTCAGGTGGGTCTCTATAGTATCTATACTTGATAGTATAAGCTCTCTCCGGGGATGGAGTTACTCCAAAACCTGAGCCATGAGAAGCAAACACGAAGACTGGTTCTCCACGACCATCAGATCCTGCATCGAAATCTATACTTCTGTGATATTTATACCACTCTTCTCTGGTAATAGTCTTCAATGGATTAGTTTTAATATTAAGTGTATCGTCTTCCATTATGAAAAATGATTCCCACTCTGCATACTTGAAGTTATCAGGCCAAGAATACTCAGACACTCCGGGAGCTAATACTTGTGTATGCTCGTATGCATTAAAAGGCCATTCGTAGTGTTCTTGATTAATTCTATTTATGGCATCTTTGATTGCATCTTTAGCAGCAGCCTGCAAACCTCTCACGGAGGTAAATGTCACTTCTGATGTGATCTCAACTTCATTGAATTTTCTGAGAAGTCTATTAGTCAATTCCATATATGTACTAGCCATTATTACCTCTTAATTTTCAATGTAAACTGGACCAGTTCCAGAAGAAGACGAAGTTCCGAATATTGTTCCTGAACCACCTGAATTTTCAATGTAAGGTAGGCCAGTGGGATTTGACGTGTCGCTATTAAACACTGCTTTCTGTATGAAGATATTGTAGAATACATCTGGGTCTATGTAAGTGGTATCTTGGACTATCTGATTTCTACCCTTAACACTTCCACCATAGAAAACATTGGTGTTTACGAATAGTGGAGCATATATACCAAGTGCTATAGATACATCATAAAATGTAGTAGTGTTAGTGAAGGTGGTAGTTTGGTCTACCGTATAATTGCTCGTCACAGAGTGGTTATAAAAAGTATCTGTGTCATCTAAGTAAGGTGCAACTACACTATAAGAAGTCGTTACAACAGGACCATAGAATGTGTTTGTGTTAGTGAAACTCGGAGATACTATAGTAACAGCACCAACAGTTACAACACCACCGTAAAATACATTAGTATTGATATAGTGTGGGGCAAAGACTCCTACAGTTTCTACTACACCACCGTAAAACACATTGGTATTTACGAACAATGATGGAATTAAAGTCTGATTGTATTTACCATATTTAGCACCATCATCAAACTTACGTCTACCATCATAAACAACAGCATCAGTAACATTGACAAGTTTAGCGCCGAAGAAGCTGTTAGTGTTAGTGAAAGTAGTAGATTGAGAAACATTTCTTATTTCTTTTATCTCAAGCGTATGAGACGCCCAACCAGAAGCAGTGCCAC